TGGGTCCTTACGGACCCAGTATCTCACTCTCCCCAGGTTTGAACCTTATTTGAGTGGAGTAGTTTGTTTCAAAATCGCTGCCTCTTTAGCTTCTCTTAATTTATTTAAGAGAGGCTTTAGAAGTGCCGATCTAGATCTAGCTATGACCTCATTTGGTCTCATTGGTTGAAGCCCTTTTAATTGAGGAACTGGTCTTATAGGATCAGTTTCCAAAATTTTAGAGGCATCAATACCAGTCTTTAACTCTCGGATGTTGATTAAAGTATCAAATTTTAATTTTGTACTTTTATCTAATGCCGATATAACAGGAAGATATTCCCTGTGAGTTACTGAAACTTGGTCTCATGGAATGAAAAACATGATTGAACTTAAAAGTCCTTGTATAACCATGTTATACTTAGCCTTTTTCGTTGTCAATCTGTCTATTTCCCTTTCTCTTATTTCGATGTTGGCATCTAACAATGCCTTGTCGATTACGGAGAAATCTTCTATCCCATATGACTCCCGAGACAAGGTTTTTAAATCTTGCACTTGAACCATAATGGGTTTAGAGGATGAAGGTAATAGGTGGAATTGTCTCATTTTATTAATTAAATAGATTTTCAATCTATTTGATTTTTTATGAGTCAATGACACTAAATCATTCCAAAAGTCTGGAGAGTTGCTCTGTATGAATAGAGGAAGAAAACCTCTTTCTCGAGCAGACTCCAGTCCCTGTGCTACTAACGAGTACACTGTTAGGTGTTCTACGATAGAAGTTATAGGGAACTGGGTGATTTCAGAACCTTTGTATCCAAATCTCTTAGCGAATTCAAAAAGGGTTTCCCCTTGATGAGTTTTCGTTGGAGAAATTGATACACCAAGTTCTGTCATCACTTCCAGATAGCTAGATGATATCTGTTTATCCATTATGACTATATCGTCTCCTAAGATACGATATGGTAAAGGACCTTCTCCTTGTCAATTGCACCGTAGTGCACTAATGTGCACTGCGACGTGATGTGACAGGGAGAATACACCTCAAGAGCTTTTCGCTCCTAAAGGTTGTCCTGTTGAGAACTCTATCATATTACCATCTGGTAATACGAAAGGGTACCCAACCATAATGTGACTTCATGCTTCTGATTTCTCTGAACTATCTAATAGATGCTCTACTACTTTCTTTTGGAAAGACAGTGGAAATCTATCAGTAGCAGCAGTTAAATCAAATGAAGCATAGAAGTTATATCCTCCGTAAAGAATATCACGAAATCCACGATTTTGATCAAACGTGGAATCTCATGGTAGTCCTTTTAAGATATTGAATACTGAATCATGAAGGTTCGAAAGAGCCATCTGACTTATGTATTCAAATATCGCAAATGGACGGGATTTCCCTTCTTTATCTGGTTTAATAGATATCTTTCTTAAGTGTTTTGTCTTTGCTTCTTTTATCGAAAATATAGACATATATTTTTCGTGAAGATGTAATACAAAGGCTTTTAGAGATAGTACACTCTTAGCGTAGTATGAATCCATACCACCATTAAGAGTGATACAGCTATTAAGAAGATCTTCTGGGAGATTAATCAAATCTTCCATAGATCTTAGGATAGATAAACCGTTCGGTCCAGAAGTTGAGATTCATGTGAATCCATCTCACGATGTATTCACACAACCTCTCCTTAATCCCATTTTGTTCATAACAAGCGCAATCTCAGATTGAGGGATCGTATTTTTATACGTTCCTTCATCTGTAATTGTGTTAGTTTTGTACACTTTGGGGTCCCCTTTTATCAGTTTACTAACTTGTAATAAAGTTAGCAATCATGATATTAACTCTTTATCATCTTCCAAAATTCGTTTCCTTATTTCATAAGGAAGAATTTTAGGTAGTTGATCTTTAGAGAGGGCTATACCAAACGGACGGATTAACTTTTCTTTAGACAAGGTTTTAGTAATGGCAAGTCTACATAATTTTATATATGTAGCTGCTCTTACTGATCCTTGAGTTTTATTTAAAGTTTCAACTTTAAATAAAACCTTTCTAATTAAAGATGATCTGTTAGATATATCGAGATTTCCATAGTAATATTTTGAAACAAACTTCATTAATTGGTTATACAATGTATAATTAATTAGTTTAGTCATGTTTTAAGTTATTATTAGTGTGAAAGATCTGTTACCAGTCTTTCGTCCTATCCCTCTAAATCAGAGGGGGGGCGGTAAGTTTTGGGACATTAGCTTGGTCTGGTCCGATCGCGTCTGCACATGTTAGAAGGGGGTCCCTTTCGGGGTTCTTCCAAAGGGTTTACAGATGCTACTGGTGATGAAAA